AAGACCCCTACATTGACTTTATTGGCAGCGGACCGACCACACCAGATGAGCGTCGTCGCGTGCGAGAATCCGGTGTTCGTTTAAATTCCATCAAGATAGGAGACATTTACGTTCCTACAAACGTAGGCCCGTTGCAACCGTTAGCCGGAATCTTGGGACCGTTTCAGCGGATGCGCGACAATAAGAAATACCCAAAAGCAAAAGATGAATTTGATGAGCGTGTGCCTGAGACAGCTGGCGTGGCAATAGCCAAGGGTATTGCAGACGCAATGAGCAACCAATCTTTTACCAGATCACTGGCAGACCTGCTCACAATGATTAACACCGGCAAAACTTCTTTTGGTGAAACACCGGATGAGTTTCTTGGCAAAACCTTGGCGCAATTTGTCCCAGGAAATTTGCGCGGACTCTCGCAATTGGATGAGATTGTCAGAGGCAAAAAGGAGCGCGCTGATGGATTTTTTGACACGGCAACAAACTCCATTGCCTTTTACGCTCCAAATGGTCGCGCCACCACAATCCTTGGAGACGAGGTGGATGCTGGAAAATCCATAGCCCAAAAGGCTGGCGAAAAAGTTTTCCAATTCACCACGATTGCCGATGACAAAACTTTGCAATTTGTTGTAAAAAACGGACTGTCTATACCGGATCGGCAACGCAAACCCAGCGATGGCAAGCGTCAAACTTATCTTGAGTATTCAGCTTACGTGCGTGAAAGCGGAAAGATGATGCGTAACTGGCTGGAAACAGAGAATCCAAAAACTGGCAAGACCGGAATGGAGATGTTGCAGGCTATTCCAGACAAAATTACCGTAGAAAAAGGCAAAACAGTTAACTTAAGAAAGAAAGAAATGAACAAGCTGTGGGTTGATTTTCGCGAAGTTGCACTAGCAAAGCAATGACCGCTAAAACCAAGCCCGCGCCGCGCATCAGTTACGACAACTTTGCGTTGCCTCCCGGTTACGAACCGTGGCATCTGTGTTTGACTAAGTTTGGACTTGGTAAAGGCGAGGAAAAACTAAAATGGTTTAAGCGTCTTGTTACCGAGCTTTGGCCGGAGCCGCTATTCATGTGGGACAGGTGGAGCGACCTGTTCTTTGGCGCGTTGTGCGGTGCGAAAGAAACTGTTGAGCGAACTATTGGCGCAAAGATTGAATCCGATTATCCTTGGTGGGAGCAATTAACAGCCACAGGAGCGGCGGGAACGGGCAAAAGTTCAAGGGCCGCGCTATGGGTTCTTTGCAACTGGCTGTGCGCTCGCGAGCATACAACCTGCATGTTGACCTCAACCAGCGTTACTGCGCTTAAGCAGCGTATCTGGAGCGAACTGGTGGACTGGATACAGAAGTGTAAGCAGCCATTGTCTGACCCCACGATTGGCTGGCTACAAATTGTGCCATCTGACACCATTATCCGGTGGAGCGGTGAGGATACAAAAAGCGCCATCTTTGGGCGTGCAGTCGATCAAGGCGGTTCTGTGGACAACGCGGTTGGGCGCATCAAGGGTATTCACAATCGTCGCGTGTTTGTTGTGACGGATGAGATGACGGCAATGCCCGAGGCTATTGCCAAGGCGTGTCGCAACTTGGATTCAGGCACAATGGAGTTTCAGTTTATCGGACTAGGCAACGCCACTGACTATTCTGATCAGCATGGAATTTACTGTGAGCCTGTGGATGGCTGGAACAGCATTACGGTGAATGACGAGTTCTGGTTGACCAAGCTGGGCGGTTGTTGCGTGCATTTGGATGGTCACAAGTCGCCATCATTGGATAATCCGGCCAAGTATCACTTTTACATTGGACGCAAAAAGCTGGAAAAAGATGCGCGGTTTTTTGGTGGCGAGAACACCCCTGATTACTGGCGCGAGTGCCGAGGCTTTTGGGCGCCGTCTGGATTGTCCACAACGGTCATGGATGCGTTCCTGCTATCACAGTTTAATACCGCTGACAAAGCTGTGTGGAAGGCTCGCTGGGAGATGGGCGCTGGCTTTGACGTAGCGTTTGAGGGCGGCGACAGGCGCGTGCTTTATCCGTTCAAGTTTGGCGAGTTTGCCAGCGGCGTTAAAGGCATTGAGTTTCAAGCTCCGGTCATTGTGAACATCGACATGACGCAGGACAAACGCTTCATTCACTACGGCATTGCTGCTGCTGTAGAAGAGACATGCCGGAACTACAAGATTGACGGCAAGCCGCATCCAATCCTGCCTCACAACCTGGCGTGTGACGTAACAGGCGAGGGTGCCGGTCCGTTTGGCATTATGTCAGGAAGCTGGTCACGCGACATTATTCCCGTGGAGTTCGGTGGCGCAGCGGAAAAGACGGCGGTATCCGCAGACCGACCAACGACGTGGCATGAGCTTTACGGGAACAAAGTGACGGAAATCTGGTATTCGATGCGTCGATTTATTGAAGGCGGACAGGTGAGAGGGCTTACCGACGCTGACACAATACGCGAGTTGACTTCCCGCGATTACGTCCGTAAGAACAACAAGACCCATGTGCTGCCTAAGAGCGAGATGAAGAAGCTCAAGTCCCGCAGTCCCGATTTGGCGGATGCAGCCTGCATTGCCGCCTTTGTGCTTCGCAAGAAGGGGATTATGCCAGCAGGCGTAGCGGACAATGTGGTGATAGACTCAACCGCTTGGAACGCGGCTGCTGAGAAAATGAACATGGAAGGAAACGAATCAGACTACGAAGATTCAACTTCGGCTTTTGCAATATGAACGAGATGACGCTAACCAACAAAACAATGGTGCCGCCTGGGGGATACCCGTTTAAACATCCAGCTACCGGCCACAATTTCAACAGTGGCACATACTCCCTCTTGCTTGGGCAGGTTCGTGACTACTGCGCTGCCAACGGTTTCCCGCCAATTGACGAGCTAGACATTGAGCAATACATCTGCGAGCAGCTTGGAGCAAAGACTGCCCGCCGTTTTTGTTCTGGTGACGGTATTTCGGTTGACGGAGTTGATTTAGACTGGCGCGATATATGGAACGGCACAAAGGTTATGGCGTCATTTATTGCTGGTGGACGCAAAACTGTGGATCGCGCCGAGGCCGAGCGACGTGCTGCCATCTGTTTTCTGTGCAGTCGGAACGCTAAATACTCTAGGCCATGTGGAGGAGACTGCACAGAGCTTGCGGAACTAATTGTTTCCGTTGTTGGCGGTGAAGGAACATCCATAGATTTGGACCTCCACGCCTGTTCGGTGTGCAAATGCAGCAACAAAGCGCAGGTCTGGGTGCCAATTGAACATCTGAAACGTGGCGTTACGCCGGAAATGATGGGGCTTTTCCCACAAAAATGCTGGAAAAAACAAGAAATTGAGGCGCTGGACGCAGAAACAAATTGACTACTTACGTAAATAACGTAAAAACCACCTACAGATGCATAACCAAGAAACTCCAGACGGAAAACTTGCTGACCTGACCGAGTCGGGTGAGGTGGTAAAATCTCGCGTCTCGGACCCTAAACATGCGTTAAAAATCTGTCAGCGATTTGTCAACGACGACAGGCTGCGGGCTGCTCGTCGGGCCAAGGTTCAAGGCGCATTTGACGGCAACGCGCCAAAGGCGCAGAACGATCTTGTTCGGGCCGGGCGTGGCAACGACTCCAATCTAAACTTTAAGCGGCATCGCGGGAACATTATGAACGCGTGGACGCCGTTCTTCGACATGGTGTGCGAGGTTCCTTTGTGCATTGACGGCGATTTGGAATATGCCGACTCGGCGCAGGACGCAGAATTGATGCGTGGATTTGCTGAGTATTTTCACAGCATGGTCTTCAACTGGCGCGGGTTTGATGACATGAGCCAGCTTTGCGACTTGCAGATGCTCCTGCATGGCCCTGGCATATTGGCGTGGGAGGATTCCTTGGACTGGCGACCAAAAGCAATTCTGGCTGGAAACATCTACTTCCCAGACGGCACCGAGATTTCTTTGGACAATTGCGAGATGGCAATGGTCTTTACGCCAATGAGCGCCGGGCAGCTTTGGCGCAAGATTGAGAACGAGAAGGCAGCAACGGCAGCGGGCTGGAATGTTGCGGCAGTAAAATCTGTCATCATGGATAGCGCCAACAGCAACAGCGATGCCTACGGTTGGAATCGCGATTGGCAGAGGTGGAATCAGGCGTTCAAAAATGGCGACATCTACGTAACGCAAACGCAGACCAAGCGAATCTCGCTTTACACGTTGTTTGTTGAGGAAATGGACGGAACAATTTCTCAAAAGATTGCTCCTGCAAAAGATGGGGTGGCAGATTATGCGTTTCTTTTTGACAGCGAAAGCAAGTATGAGGGGTGGGATCAGTGCCTTTGCTTGTTCCCTTACGACATTGGAGCGGACGGAACGTATCATTCTATCAAGGGGCTTGGCACGGACATCTACCCGTTCTGTGCGTTGCTTAACCAGATCGACAACAGCATTGCCGATCTTGTGGTGACGGGCATTAAGCCGATGTGGCAACCGACCACAAACGCCAAGCTGGAAGACTTTAAGATGGTTAAATGGGGTGGCGGCAACTTCATCCCCAACGGGATCAATCCGCTCCAATTGAACATGAGTCAGGGGATCAACCCTGCGCTACAGGTTTCTGCTGCGTTTACGCAAACGCTAATCCAGAACACGGCAGCATCTAGCCAGCAAGATTTAGGCGCTCCTACGGTGGAGGAAACTGCCAAGGGCGCGATGATCCGCGCTGCTGAACGGGCAAAGATTTCCAAGGGTTTGTATAACCGTTATATGCGGTGCAAAGACCGGCAGTATTCGGAAATGTGGCGCAGGGCTACAAACCCTAATTTGAAGTCGTATCATCCAGGCGCAAAAGAAGCGTTAAAGTTTCAAGAGCGATGCTATATGCTTTGCGACAAACTTGGGGTTGAACGCGAAGCATTGCAGGCCGTCACGAACATCCGCGCTAATCGTTCGCTGGGACTAGGAAGCGCAGCTATGCGGATTGAAATTGTCAATCAGTTGATGGCAAACATTGACCGCTTTGATGAGATTGGACAAAACGAAATCAAGCGCCAGTTTGTTTCCGTGATGACAAGTTACCACAGTGTGGACTCAATCATTCCCAGCATCACAACCGGGCGAGACGCTACAAACGATTCTGCGTTGGCAGCTCAGGAGGACAATGGTTTCTCCATGTTGGGCGAAGAGGCGCAGGCCATAGTAGCGCCAAGACAGAATCACGTTCTCCATTTGGAGGTTCACATTCCGTCTATGCAGAAAGACATGGAAATGTGTCAGGCTGGAGAGCAGGAACCAGAAGAATGCTACGACCGTCTGGAAGCAAAAGGCAAACATGCGGAAGAACATCTTGCAAGATTGGCTTCAAATCCCACACGCCAAAAAGAATACAGAGCGTTTAATGGCGCACTTGATGAATTGGCTGCGTTTAAGGACGAGATTCAAGCCATGCTGGAACAGCAGGAAGAAGACGCACCGCCGCCGCCCGATCAGCCGACGCCAGAGATGGCAAAGGTGCAGGGCAATCTGGAAATCAAAGCGCAGAAGGAACAATCTACGATGGCGCTTCGTCAACAGAAGCAACAGTTTGAGCAACAGATGAAGTTGCAACAGGCGCAATTTGACAAGGCTCTGGCTGATGCCAAAGCTGCGGCAGACATCAATCGTTCTACAGCAGAGAGTCGCGCTTATACCGCGATGGACATGGAAAAACGAAAACCAAAAATTAAAGAAACCGAAGAGATGGAAACAACCGAAGTAATTGAAGAACCGATGAGCAATGACTAAAGCAGATTTTATTAAAGAGTGGGGCGCTGACTGGCGCAAACTGGCAGGCAAACCAGTATTCTCGGCGTTGCTATCAGCGATAGACGACGAAAGCCCTTCGCGAATTATTACAGCGCGAAGTGATGCAGATGTGCTACATGGCGGACCTGTGCTTGCTGCTGAGATTCGTGGACACGAACGGCTGCGGGCTTTTCTGGTTTCCCTTTCCACAGAGCAAGACAAACACTTTGAACCAGACGACAAATTCTCCGAGTTAGAAACCATCTAATACCAAAACATATGATCGAAAACACAATCTCATTGGGATTCACGGAATATCGAATCAGAATGATTGGCAGAAAGGAGGCGGACAAAATCACGATGTTCTGGCAGCGCGATGACGGAAAGATCGTAAGCCCCATCTTTACTTCACAAGAAGCGTGCCGTCATTACGGCAACAAGATGCCGCTGATTACGGATGAAGAATGGGCGGTGCATTATCCCCTAAGCAGCCAAGGGAACCTTAACCAAACTTCAGTATTTGTAGAGACAAACAAAACTAAAACAATATGAACACCACCATTGCAGAAACATCGCCAGCCGAAACCCAATCAAGTCCGTTTAGTGCGGCGCTAGAAAATGCGTTTAAAGGAGATAACGCTTTGCCTGTTGAAACCGAAAGCCCATCACAGGAACCAGTTAAGGTTGCAAAGGAAAGCTCCAAGTCGGTTCCTGACGCTTTGTTCAAAAGGCCCGACTCCGATACCCGATCCGTTGAAGAATCGTTGCCAGAAAAAACTGCTGTGGATGAAATTGCCGAGCCGCCAAAACTGGATGCCAAGGGCAAGGCTGGCTGGGAGGCATTGAAGAAAACAGCGCGAGAAGAATCCGCCAAGCGGGCAGAACTAGAACGGCAAATTGAAGATTGGAAATCCAAAGGCCGCGATCCTGAGACACTGGAAAAACACCTTTCTGAACGCGACAAACGAATTGCTGACTACGAAGAGCGTGTTGCTCGCGTTGATTTGGAGCTTACAGAGAGCTTCAAGAGAGACATCATTGAACCGCGCCAAAAGGAAATTAGTAAAGCCAAGGCACTTGCAGAT